CCGCGATTCCTTTCGCAGCCTACCAAATGATATTCAATGAATATTATAGAGACCAAAACCTTATAGCTCCCGTCGATTACGAACTCAACGACGGTAACAATTTATCAACTCCACTAAAAGCAATACGTACTCGAGCATGGCAACATGACTACTTTACTTCTGCTCTTCCTTGGACTCAAAAAGGAGCCGAAGCTACTATCCCTCTTGGAACTTCTGCACCTATCAGCTTCGATGCTACCGCTGGAAACCAAAAATATTATGATTCTGCGGGCACTCTTACCGGTACGTTCTCGGGTATTGAAGCCGGTGTATCATCTATACCTTTCGCTTCATCTGTTGGAAATCCTAATTTATTCCTTGATAACTCCGCTAACTTAACCGCTGACCTTTCAACGGCTACTGCAGCAACTATAAACGACCTTCGTAATGCTTTCAGACTACAAGAATGGCTCGAGAAAAACGCCCGAGGCGGTTCTCGCTATACTGAAAGCATTCTATCACACTTCGGTGTCAAATCATCTGACGCAAGACTACAACGCCCCGAATTTCTCGGTGGCGGCTCTTCTCCAGTAACAATCTCCGAAGTATTACAAACATCATCAAACGCAACCGAACCCACTCCTCAAGGTAACATGGCTGGGCATGGTATCTCTGTCGGTGCTAATGGCTCCTTCTCTCACTTCTCCGAGGAACATGGCTATATCATCGGTATAATGTCTATACTACCTAAAACAGCCTATCAACAAGGAGTGCCAAAACACTTCTTAAAATTCGATAAATTCGATTACTTCTGGCCGTCCTTCGCTCACCTTGGCGAACAACCTATCGAGAATCGCGAACTCTATTACGCTAACGATTCCGCAAACGATGACGTCTTCGGCTACACTCCGCGCTATGCCGAGTATAAATACATGAATTCCTCCGTACATGGCGAATTCCGTTCAACTCTCGACTTCTGGCACATGGGACGTGTCTTCGCTTCCCGACCTGCCTTAAACGAAACTTTCGTTACATCCGACCCTACCGACCGCATATTCGCTGTATTAACAGGCGAAAAAATCTATGCCCACTTATTCCACAGAATAAAGGCTCAAAGACGTATGCCTTATTACGGCACTCCCTCATTCTAAAAATCATCATCAATTAAAATCAAATCACCATGAAATATCGTAAACGAGGAAGAAGAACTAAACGTTCTTCATTCCGCAAACAAAAATCAAAAAACCGCAAATACAATTCTTATAGACTTGCTAGAGGCGGTATAAGACTCTAAAAACTATGTGCCTTACTCCTATTACACTAAAAAATGACTATAGGACTATGAACGACGAGGTTACTCGTCAAGTTCCTTGCGGCAAATGTGTACTCTGCTTAAAACGACGACAAAATGCATGGGCATTTCGTCTATCTGAAGAGGCTAAAATATCCACTTCTGCCGCATTCATTACTCTTACTTACGAAAACGCTCCCCTTTCTTTCAATGGGCATCCTACTTTGGATAAAACCCACTATCAGAAATTCATGAAACGTCTTCGTAAAACCATTAAAAACTCTAACATAAAATACTACGCATGTGGCGAATACGGTACTCTAACTGAACGCCCTCACTATCATGCAATCATGTTCAACCTGCCCCAAAAATGGCTCGTTCAATCTGAACACCTGCATACCGTATGGGGTCAAGGACATATTGACATTTCCCCCTGCAACACTGCAACAATCAGATACGTAACAAAATACCTAATGAAGGGCAGGCATGAACCTAAAACAGACTGCGACGACCGCAGTCCTCAATTCGCTCTCATGTCCAAAAAAATGGGTTTATCCCATTTAACCCCCGAAATGGTCAAATACTACACCGAAAACCTCATATCTCACGTTACTTTATCAGGTGGCACCCTCACCTCATTACCTCGCTACTTTCGCGACAAAATATTTTCACCAACTCAAATGTTGGCTATTCGAAAAGAATCTAAATTATTCAGAGAATATAATTTTGAAAAGTTATTTAATAATTGTTATATAAAACACGAAACATGGATAAAGGATCAATTCCGAAAGGACGAAAAACTACAAAGACTGGAACGTCAGAAAATCTGACCTTCCGCAGACAATTCAATCCACAATACAAACCAGACAATGGAGAAATCAACAATCTACCGTCGAAAACGGTTCCAAATATGTCTCTTACTATTCTTCAGCTTCTTACTAATCATAGCCGCGGCATATCATCAGACATACACCATAACGAACCCCAATACTTCGACACAGAAATTCCTCGATTCGATGACATCACAGACGCAATCGAATATAAAAAACAACTTGCCGACGAACTCAAAGAACTTGACAAAACCATCAAAGCTGAACAAAAAGCTAAATCCGACGCCCTAAAGGCTCAAAAACTCAAAGAGATACCTACTATCCCCGAACCTCCCCAAACACCCTTAAAAGAGGTATCTATACCAAAACAAACCTAACATGACTATGGTTAATAAAAGCAAAGCCCCACTTCGGGGCTTTTCCTTTTCCCCAAATCTTACCCAAAAATGGCGGAGCCATTCCGCACTAATACCTACTTGATATATTAGTGCTAATTGACACCGAGTGCTAACTCGTTGGAAATCAGACTATTATAATGCTAGTTGAAAACTGGCAAAAAAAAGAACGGTAGAGCCCTCCACGAAGGCTCTTCTTTCGCTCTATTTTTATATAAGGGGAGCGCCCAGCGAACGACGCAGGAGGCAGCGTAGCAACCCCCAACAAAAAAAATAGGCAATAGAAACTCACGTTCTCAAAAAAATTACTTACTTTAGTAAAAATTAAAAACAAATAATATGTCCAAACAACAATCACAAAAACAAACTGACGCTATCAAAGCTCAATCAATCATGCATGCAATCGAAGTAAAATCATCCTTCGAACTATACGCATACCGCATCATCTCACACGAACAATACGTTGAACGCATACAGGAACTAATCGCCCTGTTCAACAAAGCGATGAAATCGCAAAAAAATTCGACCGCTAACGCGGCAACCGCTAACGTTGACGAAAATGGTCAACTTTCAATCCCTGCTGAATAATGGCTATCGGAGTAGCCGCCGCAGGTATCGGCGCACTAGCAGGTCTAGCAGGTAACTTTATCCAAAACGCAGGAGCAGCAAAGCGCCAGCGCGATGCGAACCGCCAAAACCTGCAATTCTGGAACAGACAAAACGAATACAACTCTCCTACCTCACAAATGGAACGCCTGCGCGAAGCAGGCTTAAATCCTAATCTAATTTATGGCTCCTCATCATCTGGAGCCTCGGGTACTGCAGATAAAATCTCCCCCGCCCAACCCGCACCCTATAAATTCGAAACTCCTACAAAGGAAATCCAAACCGTTGCGGACTATGGCGTTAAAAAAGCCCAGTCCGATAACTTAAAAACTCAAAATACTGTCCTCGCACAAGAGGCACTTCTCAAAGCTAATACCTCCGAGGGTGTCGCAACAGACAATTCCCTCAAAAAAATACAACTCGGTATCGCTCCCGAGTTGGCAAAATCATCACTACAAGCCGCACAGGCTAACGTTCGTAAAATCGAACAAGGCGTTATCGGAAATCAACTCGATAACGAATACAAAAGCGGTGCTTTAAAAGACCGCCTTAAAAAACTACAATATGACGCTCTCTATGCTAAAGAAAATCTAGAGGGCAAACAACTCGACAATCGCCTAAATGACATCAAAGCAAAACTTCGTCAACTTGGCATTGAAACTTCTGACCCCTTCTACATACGTATATTCGGGTCAATCACTAACTCTAACGGATTCACTCCTAAAACTAAAGGCTAAACTATGTCTATCTTCTCAAGTGTTCAACACTCAAAACCAAAATCAAATACCTTCGACTTATCCCACGACCGTAAAATGTCGCTTAATATGGGCGAACTCGTACCTATTCTCGCTCTAGAAACTGTCCCAGGGGACAAGTTCAACATGTCAACCTCTCAAATGCTTCGCTTTGCTCCTATGGTAACGCCTATCATGCATCAAGTAACATGCTATACTCATTTCTTCTTCGTACCAAACCGCTTAGTCTGGCCGAATTGGCAAGACTTCATTACAGGCGGGGAAGACGGTATGAACGCTTCGGTCTTCCCTACTCTAAACTTCAATCAGTCCGATGCTATCGGCTCTCTTGTCGATTATATGGGCTTACCTGTAACAGGTGCGACTACTGTTCTTGAACAGGTGTCCGCGATTCCTTTCGCAGCCTACCAAATGATATTCAATGAATATTATAGAGACCAAAACCTTATAGCTCCCGTCGATTACGAACTCAACGACGG